GGAGCGTGTCGTCAATATGGCGCGGGTCGTGAGCCAGACCGGCGTGACAGCCGAAGAGGCAGCCCAGGCGTTGCGAGCCCTCGCGACGGCCGGTCCTGACCTAATGCTGACTAACACCTCCGGAACGTGACCGAGGGGATGAAAGGGGGAACGATGAAGCTGGAACCTGTGGGATTGGAGACGATCGGCGGCGGTGCGGCATGTGAGATGTTCGATCGCGAGCTGCTGCAGGTGCTCGCGGATATCGACGATCCGAACACCCAAGCCGTTGCGCCGCGTACGATCACTCTCAAGATCACCTTGCAGCCGGCGGAGAGCCGCGACGCCGCCGGCGTGGTGATCGACTGCAAGTCAAAGCTGGCCGGACTCAAACCGCAGGCGGCGGTTGTCCATCTCGTGGAGCATGGGGGACGTCGCGTCGCCTTGGGACGTGATCCGAACCAGCTAGAGGCGTTCACGACGGTGAAAGGCGGTGGGGAATGATGGAGGCCGAAGCGATCCAGCAAATAGTAAAGCTGACGGACGATCCGGAAATCGAGATCGGGGAGCGGCACTACACGGTCCGCAATCTGAGACCGATCGAGGAGCCACGGGCTCCCACGTTACCTTTCCGGACACTGACCGGACTCGTGGACTATATCCGCTCCGGCATCGACAAACCGAACCTCACCGAGCATGTCCTTCACGTCGCGCAACCGTCAGTCGTGGGGTTGCTTTCGGAACTTCACCCACTCGATCGCAAGCGGGAGTTTCTTGCCGGCGCCGAACTCCAGGAGGAAGGTTTCCCATTCGATGAGTGGCAAGATCAGGAGAACGCGCTGATCGGGATCCAAACACTCTTTGTGGACACCACGCAACGCGCGGCACTCCTGAAGGCGCTCGGCACGATGACGGCGGACGAGATCCAGACGCATATGGACGATGGGGTGACGCAGCGGGTGACTGCCGCGGCCGGCGTCGCGCTTGCTGATCGCCGTGATCTACCGAGTCCGATCTCGCTGGCTCCGTTCCGGACTTTCCGGGAAGTCGATCAGCCGGAGTCTCTGTTCGTCGTGCGTGTTCGCAAGCAAGGCGAGAGGCTGGCCGTCGCGCTGTTCGAGGCTGATGGCGGCGCCTGGAAGCTGGAGGCAGTCAAGCGCGTGGCCGCCTGGCTCCGTGAGGCTGTACCGGAGGAGCTGAAAGTCCTCGCGTAGGAGGTGGAAGTGAAGAAATCCGGAGGCGATGGGGACGGCAAGCCGGGGGCTCCGATCGGGCGAATCATCGGGCCCGTTGAGACGGAGATGCGGCAGAAGATCGAGGCCGCCAATCGCCGCCTGCTCGTGTCGGGGGGAGCGGAGCCGACGCTTGCTGACCTCATGGGCGTATTTTTCCAGGTGCTCGCGCGCGGCGTGGATCGTGCCGTATTCCAGGCCGCGAAGGCTGCCGGCACACCGATTGATATCGTCGAGAAACCAGACAAGAAAGAGGGACTGTGAAAACAAGAGGCGAGAGCCCGGTGGAGACACTCCATCGCTCAGTGATCGTGCCGGTGCTGGACGGGTTCGACGGCAAGCAGGTCGGGACGCTGCTGCTGCAGCGCGACGCGATCCCACCGCGGCCGACGTGGTACCTCGCGCTGGCCTTCAAGATTCACAAGTTCGAGTTTCCGGCCGAGGTGAAGTGGGAGTACCCGAAGCATCCGATCAATCGCACCGGCGCCACGGTTCGACACGTGACGGAGTATCGACTGACGTCGGTAGCGATCCAGAGCGACGAGGACGTTCTCTGCGCGCTCCAGCAAGCGTATCCTGAAGTGCTCGGATAGTGGAGGAGGGACTGTTGTGGGATGGTATCTGAAGCAGCTCGTGCCGCTGACGTATCGGAGTCACTATCAAGACAAAGCTGGACGCCGGCATTTTGCTGTGTGGCGTATGTGGCTCGGGCGTGTTTTCGATCACGAGGATTACGTGCTCGCGTAACGGAGGAATGAGTGCCGAGATACGCAATCGCACGGGACGTGCCGATCGAGGGACATCTCGGCACCGTGCGGGAATGGTGGACAGGTACGGAATGGACCCGGGACCCGGACGTGAAGCGATGGCAGACAAGCGATCCCGATCGTGCGCGACTGAATCGGGACGAACTCTCGCGGCCAACACTGCGAGCTGTTGTGATCCAGTTCTGACGCTCACGATCCTGGGCCAACCGTACAGCAAGGCGAACCGGCGCCGGCCGGGCTGGACTACGGACCGCAGCGGGCGCCGGCGCCAGAGAAGTATCAAGTCCGCGGAGGCATTGGCGTACGTGGCTGGCGCTCGGCTGCAGCTCCAGACCGCGTTTTCACTGCGGCGGCTCCCGCGGCCATTGTTCAGGGCTCCCCAGGCCGTCAAGGTGACGGCGCTTGTGTACTATGCAAGCAGACTCCCGGATCTCGACGAGAGTCTGATTCTCGACGTTCTGGAGGGGTTCGCGTATGGGAACGACCGACAGGTCGAGTGGAAGGACGTTCGGAAAGCGCCGCCGGACAAACAAAACCCGCGAGTCGAACTCATCATCGAGCCAGTCCCAGCAGCCGGAGAATGGTGGCGAGCCGGATTCCCCGGCACCGGCGCCGGGGAATAATGGCGGTCCCGATAGGTACTTGACACCGGAGCAGGTCGCCGATCTGTTCCAGATATCCCCCCACACGCTGCGCAATCTGAGAAGCCAGGGCGGCGGGCCCCGGTTCGTAAAGCTCGGGGGCCACACGGTCCGCTATCGTCTGCGCGACGTGATGGACTGGGCAGAGGTGCAATCGAGGGACGTCACGAAGTCGGGGGGCTGATATGCCGGTCCCGAAGGGACGAACCGAGCGAGGCTGTACGGTCCGCGCCTACGCGGAGCACCGACGCCGCAAGAAACTACCCGGACAGAGCGCCTCGGCAGTGCAGCGGGCCCTGAAGCGCGGCACGATCACGCGCAACCGCTGGGGCAAGATCGACGCCGCCAAGGCGGACAAAGACTGGGCCCGGAACACCAACCCCGCGAAGTCGCATCCCAAGGCGCGCGCCGCGGTCCAGAGCGGCGGCAACGGGAACAACGGACAAGGCTCGTATTCGGAGCACCGCGCGCGGATCGCGGCGATCGACGCTGAGATCAAGCAGCTTGATCTCGACGAGCGCCGCCGGCGGGTGGTGCCGGTTGACCTCGCCGGCGCGCAGCAGTTCCGGTTTTTCCGTGCGCTCCGTAATCGCATGCTGATGGTGGCGGGCCGTGTCGCACCTGATCTGCTGGGCTGTAAGGACATGCGCGAGATCGAGCGTGTGATCCAGGCGGAAGTGCGAGGAGGACTCGACGAGCTTGCCGAAACTGAAGGAATCCCGAAGGCGTAAAGCGCCCCGTCGCCGGCGCACGCCTCGCAAGACTGCCGCCCCGCCTGCTGACGGAGGCTTGTGGGAGGATTCGCTCCGCAGCTTACGCACGCGCATCCGCACAGCCGTCAAACCAGAGCCAATTCTCACCGTCTCAGAGTGGGCGGACGAGTTCCGGATCCTCGATTCCAAGTCGAGCGTGGAGCCCGGCCCCTGGCGCACCTCGCGCACGCCGTACCTGCGCGAGATTATGGATTCCCTCTCGCCGTCCGATCCCACCGAGTCCGTCGTCTTTATGAAGGGCACGCAGCTCGGCGCGACCGAGGTAGGCAATAACTGGCTCGGATACGTCATCCACCGCTGTCCGGCGCCGATGCTCTACGTGCAGCCCACGCTTGAGCAAGCGGAGGCGTACAGCAAGCAACGCATTGCGCCGATGATCGAGGCGTGCGAGGTGCTGCGCGAGCGGGTGCGGCCGTCGCGCACGAAAGACTCCAGCAATACCGTGCGTCTCAAGGAGTTCGACGGCGGGCTTGTGCGGATGGTGGGGGCGAACTCGCCGGCGTCGTTGTCGATGATGCCGATCCGCTTCGCGTTTTTCGACGAGGAGGACCGCTACCCGATCAGCGCCGGCGCAGAGGGCGACCCGGTCGAGATCGGTCTGAAGCGGACGGCGACCTACAAGCGCAATCGCAAAATCTTCCACGCCGCGTCGCCGACAATCAAGGGCGGCTCCCGAATCGAGGCCGGGTACGAGGCGTCGGATAAGCGGATCTATCTCGTGCCGTGCCCGTTCTGCGACCATCGCCAACAAATCACGTGGGCAAGCCTGCGCTGGGACAAGAACGCCGATGAGACCGAGCACTACCCGGAAACGGTGCGGATGATCTGTGCAGAGTGCGGCCGAGAGATCCAGGAGCACCACAAAACGCGCATGCTCGCCCGCGGCGGGTGGGTGCCGACGGCGAAGGGCGACGGACGGACGCGAGGATATCACCTCTCCGCGCTGTACTCCCCGCTCGGGTGGTACTCGTGGGAGGATGGAGTGCGGGACTTCCTGCGCGCGAAGCGACTCGGGCGCGAGGCGCTGCAAGTCTGGACGAATACGTGCCTTGCGGAGACGTTCGAGGAGCGCGGCGAGCGGGCCCCGAAGGATCTATTCTCTCGCCGGGAGCGGTTCGAGCACGAGGCGCCGGAGGGCGTACTCGTCATCACCGCCGGCGTAGACGTCCAGGCTGATCGCCTAGAGATCGAGGTGGTGGGCTGGGGCGAGGCTGAGGAAAGCTGGAGCCTCGATTACCGGGTGATCCGCTCTCCCACCGATCGCCCGCAAGCCTGGGAGCGGCTCGACGAGGTGCTGGAGAAGACGTACGAGCACGCGAGCGGGGAGCGATTCCGGGTCAATGCTGTGGGCGTGGACGCCTCGTATTCGGACGACGTCGTGTACCGCTACGTCCGGGACCGCGAGATCCGCAACGTGTGGGCCCTCAAGGGCGTGGGCGGCGGTGGGCGTCCGCTCCTATCGGCCGCGAAACCGCGCCGGCGGGGACGCAGCCGGCGCCCGGTCCATCTCGTTCTCGTCGGGGTGGACGAGGCGAAGGCCATTCTGTACTCTCGACTCAGGCTCAAAGAACCCGGGCCCGGATACACGCACTTCCCGATCGACGAAGCGCACGGGGAGGAATACTTTGCGCAGCTCACCGCAGAGCGCCGGCAGATGCGATATCAAAAGGGTTTCCCGAAGCCGGAATGGGTGCTCCCGCCCGGGCAGCGTAACGAGGCCCTGGACTGTCGCGTCTACGCAATGGCCGCACTCTACCTGCTCGATCCGGTGTTCGACGTGATCGCGCGCAAGCTGGAGGCGCGCCGGCGTCAGCGCGAACTCCAGAAAGAGGGACAGGCGGCGGAGACTCAAGGGCCAAAGCGCCGGAGTTCCGGCTGGATGACAGGCTGGCGGCGGAGGAGGTAGGGGAGGTGTCTAGGTTTCTCGTTCTCGCGGCGCTCCTCGCGCTGCTCGCGTCGCCCGCCCTGGCACAAAGCGGTCCGTATCCCAGCTATCACAACTCGGCCAAGGTGACGGCGGCGCACTCGGTGATCCAATACTTCAACTACGCCGGCAACGGATTGACCTCGACGGCGGCCAATCGCCAGGAAGTCCAGCACCTCTCGCTCTACAACGCACACACCGCTGAGCTTGAGGTGCGCGTCTACACCATGTACTCACCGGGATGGGACGGTGTGTGGAGCGCGAACAGCGGCGACGATTACGTCAAGTTTCTGGTTCCCGCCGGCGCGACTCTTACGCTCCCGGACATCTGTGCGATCGGGCTGTTTTGCGTGACCAACCCGACCTCAAACGGCTTGTATATCTACGGCTGGAATGGGAGGCCGTGACGATGAGAACGCAAAAGAAGACACGCGCGATCCTGCGCGCGCTCGGGGCGTTGGCCGGACTCTGTGCACTGCTCTATCTCACTGGCGGCGGGTGGACGGCTGAAGAGGCGAAGGTGTACGAGGGAGAGACGGCGCCGGGACAGGCCGGATTTCGCTGGATCCATCAACTCACGCGACGAGTGGCTGACTATGACACCACGCACTCACGCTACATCACAAGTTCAGCCCCGATCCAGATCGCTCGGAACTCGACCTCGCACTCGTCTGGTTTTCTCCGGTTCTCGCCGAACGGAATCCCGATGGACACTACGGGTGCCGGGCATGCGGCGACGTTGAGCGCGGGCGTTCCGGTCCACCACGATTCGCGCGTTATGGGCTTGGGCGGGACTGTCTCAGGATTCACCGGCGCGGTAGCTTGCACTCTGCGTTGCTTCCGGACGGTTGCTGACGATGATGCCGCCGTCAAGCTGTTCGAGCACGTGTTCTCGGCCGGCGGCATTTATGACTGGCCGGAGAGCACGTTCGCAGTCGCAGGGAACGCAGTGCTCTCCTGGACGCTCGACTGCTCGGCCGGAGTGAGGCTTCCCGCTTTCTGGTTCCGATTGTGCCGGGCTGACACCCTGCCGTAACAAAATCGTGCTCTGGAGGTACGGATCGTGATTGCGCGGTACCGTACCTCCGGCTCCTGGATTGCCTCCCCGTGCGCGCCTGCGGTATGGCGTGGGCAGCGCGGGGAGGTGCGCCTTGTCCACGCCCAACGCTCCACCGTTCGAGTTTACCCGCACTGAACGCCTAGAGTGGACGGTTACGCACTCCGACTACCCGAACGCTGACGGGTGGTCGCTCCTGTATGCCTTTATGGCATCGGACAAGCAGATCCTCGTCCCGACAACCGTCGGCACTGTTACTGACGCCGGCGGCGGAGTCTGGACAACGGTTCTCACCACGGCCGAAACCTCCGCCCAGTTCTCGAACCTCGGCGATGACGGACTCCTCGGGGAGTACCGCTGGCAGGAGTTCGTCCAGAAGGCGGGCGCGACCGAGCGGAAGTACCTGCGCTGGGGCATGTCTTTCGTGAAGGTGAACCTGGAGTCGGGGGGACTCACGACCGGGCTCGACATTCGACCCCACGTCAAGAAGATGCTGGACGCGATCCGCGCACTGCTCGTTGGCAAGGCGACGAAGGATCAGGCTTCGTACTCGATCGCGGGTCGCGCTCTCGCCCGCTATTCCTGGGACGATCTCGTGCGGATGGAGGGCTATTACGCTTCCCACTGGGATCGCCACCTCGCCCAGGAACGATACCGGCGCGATCAGGAATCCCCTGCGCTCGTGCGAGGCCGCTTCCCGGCCGCGGGGACCTACTAGATGGGACTGCGTGATTTCTTCCGCCGCTCTCGCCAAGATACCTCACGGGCGCCGCAGCGCCGGGGATCCTCGTTTACGCTTACTTATCACGTCCACGACGTTCGCGAGACTGCCGATCTGATCCTGCGCGAGTACGGGAGCGGGCGTACGAGCCGGCTTGCCGAGGGCTGGACAACCGTTCCGCAAACTCCCGACGCCGTCGTGCGCTCGCAGCTCCAAGTGCTGCGGGCCCGCTCGCGTGACGGCATGCAGAACTACGATCACGCGAAGCGATTCCGCCAGCTTGTGGTCTCGAATGTACTCGGCGCGAAGGGCATCGGGCTGCAGGCGAAGACGACAGATTCAGACGGGCGGCCGGACACACTCGCCAACATCGCGCTGCAAAACGCCTGGAAAGAATGGGGCAGGAAGGAAAACTGCGACGTCGAGGGCACGCTCTCCTGGCGAGCGATGCAGCGCGCAGCACTGGGAACAGTAGCGGAGGATGGAGAGGCGTTCCTGCGGCTTTATCGCGGGAAGTCGTTCGGCCCGTTTGCATTTCAGGTACAGCTCCTCGATCCCGAGCTGCTGGACGTCACGCTGGACCGCTCGCTCTCGAATGGAAACTACATCCGGCACGGGATCGAGTTCAATCAGCGGCACCGCCCCGTCGCCTACTGGGTGTGCGACACGCGCGAGGATTTCCGCCAACACTACATATTCACCTATCGGTGGGGCGGCAATCACGTGCGCGTGCCGGCCGATTCGATGATCCACCTGTACGTGAAAGACAAGGCCGGGCTGCGCCGCGGGATCCCCTGGCTCGCCGTGCCTCTCATGCGGATGAACATGCTGCAGGCGTACGAAGATACCGCGATTGTGAACGCGCGCGGTGGCGCCTCTAAGATGGGACACTATTATCAGGAGGAGGGTGGGCGCTTCGCCGGCGACGCTTCCGCGGACGCAACGAATCCCGAGAACGCTCCCGAGATCGAGGAGTTCGAGCCCGGCATTACCCGCAAGCTCCCCGTTGGAGTCAAGTTCGAGGGCTGGGATCCCACCTATCCCCACGAGCAGTATCCCGCGTTCTGGAAGGCGTGCCTGCGCTCGATCGCGGCCGGGTGCGGTGTCTCGTACAACCTGCTCGCGAACGATCTGGAGAACGTCAATTACTCCTCGCTGCGCGAGGGGCGGCTCTCGGACGAGGATATCTGGACCGCGATCCAGGACTGGCTGATCGAGGATCTTTGCGATCCGGTGTACCGCTCCTGGCTGCAGGTTGCACTGCTCGCCGGCGCGGTGCGGGTTTCCGGCGGCGGTGGGCGCGTGCTCGGAGTGCTGCGTCCAGATCGCGAGGAGAAGTATCAGGCGGTGGAGTGGTGGCCGCGGATCTGGAAGTGGGTGGATCCCGCAAAGGAAGTCTCTGGCGCAATGGACGAGATCGACCACGGCGTGCGTTCCAAGTCTCATTACATCCGCTCACGCTATGGAGACCCGAGCGCGATGTTGGAGGAGATCAGAACCGAGATCAAGAGCAGCCCTGCGCCGAGCACCGCGAAGAGCAGAACCACGGCGGTGGACGAGGAAGAGGAGGAGGACGAGGAGGAGTGAACGATCTAGTCGCTGGGCTGCAGATTGAGCTGCGGGTCCTGGAGGTGCTGCTCGGTCTCGTGCTCGTCCTGCAAGCGGTTCTCGTTCCCGTGCTGCGCGACTTCTCCAGGAAACTCTCAGACGTGGGAGAACGGACTGCACGGATCGAGGGAAAGATGGAGCACTACTACCCGGGGGACGCGACACCGGCGCCGGCGCGCGGCTCCGAGGCTTGACGGCGAAGCAGACACGGAGAGGAAGGAGGATCCAATGAAGTGGAGAGCACTCGGGGCACTGCTTTGCCTCGTCGCGCTCCTCTGCGTGGCGGCAAAGATCGAGCCGCAGAAGGTGACCAAGCAGGAGGGCGGCTCGACAGGGGACTCGGTCGTAGCGGCGGACACCTCGGCGTCGATCTTTGTCCGAGAGGACGTTACCGGACTGTGGGTAAACGGTCTCAACGACTCGGCGACAGTCTATTACCTGCAGGTGTCGCCCGACACCACGTCCACCAAGTTCAAGAGCGTCGATAGCATGACGGTCGCGAAGGGCTGGGCGGGTTCCACGACGGATCTTGCTAGTAAGTGGTCCGGGTGGCGCGTGCGCGTGATCCAAGTTTGCGACTCGGCCTCAACGAGCGCCTGGGGCAACGCCTGGATTGTGACCGTTCGTCCGTAGGGGGCTGCCATGCCGGAGGAGAAGAAGGAATCCGGGCCGCAGCAGGACGTCGAGCTGAAGCTCCCGCTCGATGACGAGCGGGCCGTCTGGAGTACGGCCTTTATCAACAAGCTGCCCGATGCCGCGTTCGCGGTGATCGAACCGGGCGGCGAGAAGGACGAGGAAGGCAAGACGGTGCCGCGCTCGCTGCGGCATCTGCCGCACCACGGGCCGAACGTCAAGAGTCCCGGAGAGCATACCTCTGTCGATCGCCCGCATCTTGCGAATGCTCTAAGTCGGCTCCCACAGACGAGGATATCCGCGGAGCTAAAGGCGAAAGCGGAGGCGCACTTGCGTCGTCACGTCGCAGCACTGCAGGAGGACGAACGAGGTGTGGAGCAGGAACTCTCGCGGGCGGTGTCGTTCGACATGAGGCCCGAGGAGCTGCAGGCGAAGCGCGAGGCGCTGCTCGCCGGCGAACCGTTGCGGCTCGGTATTCTCCGGCGTGACGCCGGCGCCGCCGCGGTTACGAACATTGACGGCGAAAAGCGCACCGTACGCTTGACCTTCAGTTCCGAGCAGCCCGTCGAGAGGTGGTTCGGGACTGAGGTGCTCGATCATTCTCCCGGGAGTGTGAGGCTGGATCGCATCCGTAGGGGCGGGGCGCTGCTGCTGAATCACAACCTGGAGAAGCACGTCGGTGTCGTCGAGGACGTCGGAATCGGAACGGACCGTCGAGGCTGGGCGGACGTTCGTTTCGGGCGCTCGGCGCTCGCCGAGGAGACGCTGCAGGATGTTCAGGACGGCATCCGGCGCAACGTCTCGATCGGATATCGCGTCTACCGGCTCCGCCGGGAGAAACGCGCACCTGACGACAAGGCCGCGCGAGGCGTGGTAGTTCCCGCCGGGGCGGGTGGGGGCGATCTGCAATTCCGCGCGGTGGACTGGGGACCGCTTGAGATTTCGCTTATGAGCGTCGCTGAGGATTGCACGGTGGGCGTGGGACGCTCCGCTGCTGAGGACGAGCAGCTCGTCGAGATCGAGGGCGTGGAGATCGAAACCAGAAGCGGGGAGGAGTCCTCGACGGAAACGACGGTCGAGCACCCCCGTGAGGACCGGGAGGAGTCACGCGAGATGGAGGAAAAGGAAATCAAGGCCATGCGCGATGAAGAGCGCAAGGCCGAGAGAGACCGAATCTCCGCGATCCTCGCGGTGGGAAAGAAGCACGATCAGGAGGAACTCGCCCACCGCTTCGTCGAGGAGAGCCGGGGAGTCGATGAGTTCAACGCCGCGGTGCTGGAGGCAATCAGCAACCGCGACGATCAGCAAGTTGTCACACGCGGTGCGCCCGAGGAGAGCGATCAAGAGCAGGAGGGCCAGAATCCGGCTTACCTCGGAATGCCGGAGAAGGACGTCAAGCGATACTCGCTCTTTCGCGCGATCCAGGCGTACCTCGACAAGGACTGGACCCACGCCGGGTTGGAGCACGAGGCGTCGAAAACCCTCGCCGATCGGCTCAACCGTGCACCGCAAGGGTTCTTTGTCCCCAACGACGTGATGGTCGATCCGAGCTACCTCACGCGCGGATTGACGCGCGCGGCATTTCTCCAGCTCCAGCGTACGCTGGAAATTGGGGGTGGTGCCGGCGCGGAACCGCTGCGCGGGACGGAGCACCTCGCCGGCTCGTTCATCGAATTGCTGCGCAACCGCATGGTGGTGACGCAGGCCGGTGCGAGGACGATGGACGGTCTCGTCGGGGATCAGGATTTCCCGCGGCAGACCGGAGGCGCGACCGCGGCATGGGTGGCCGAAGGCGGGGCACCCGGAGTGTCCGATCCGACGTTCGACACGATCACGGCAAGCCCCAAGACCGTCGGGGCCGCAACGGGGATGACGAGGCGCGCTCTCAAGCAAACCTCGCCGGCCGTCGAGAGTGTCGTGCGCGACGATCTGAACCGGGTGGTCGCGATAGCGATCGACACCGCTGCGCTGCGCGGCACCGGGGCGGGCAACAACCAACCCCAAGGCGTGGTCGGCGCTACCGGCGTCGGTGATGTCGAGTTCGGGCCCGCGGGCGCTGCGGCGACCTGGGCGAAGGTGATCGAGTTCGAGACGGACGTGGCCGACGCGAACGCGGATTACGGTTCGCTCGCGTACGTCACGACCCCGAAGGGACGCGGACACCTCAAGTCGAAGGCGGTAGATCCTGGCGCCGGTGTCTTCATGTGGGATCGCGACAACACGGTGAACGGATACCGTGCTTTCGCGACAAAGAATCTCCGGGACGATCGGAGCCAGGGCGGCGGCTCGAACCTGACGGAGGTGCTGTACGGGAACTGGGTGGATCTCATCATCTGTCTGTGGGGCGCGTTCGATCTCAAGCCCGACGAGGCAACCCTCGTCACGTCGGGTGGGCTCGTTCTGCGTGCCTTCCAGGACGTGGACGTTGTGATCCGCCACGGTGCGAGTTTCTCGTACTCGAACGACCTGAACGCTGCCGCCTAGTAGCGGCGCGAGGTAGGCGCTCGCGTCGATCGTGGGGCAGGACCGAGCCGGAGGGGATCGTTTCCCGCCGTCCGGTTCCCAAGGGCTGCGACCGGCTCCAGCGCGAGGCCGGGGGACGGGTGGCGCCACCCGTCCCCACTACGCACGACGGCGGAGGAGTGTGGAAGGTGGCGAAAGAACCCCCGCGCGTCTCCAAGATCAAGCTGCTGCGGAGTGTCTGGATCGACGGCGAGTGTCATCGGGTGGAGAGCGGCGACCGAGCAAAGCCCGTGATTCTTTCCGTCGGGAAGGGTAAGCAAGTTTCAACGAAGGATGCGCGAATCCTCGTCGGCGAGGGCGCGGCTGAGGTGGCGGCGATCGAGGGCGGCGGAGAAGCAGGGCCGCTATCGACGCACGCAGCAGCGGCCCTCAAGCCCGGCGGGAAGAAGGGCGAGGAGGATTAGCGCAAAGGAGACCTGGTGCCGTTTACGGAGAACTTGGACGAGTTCCTGGACACGAACGAGTTCGCGCGTGCTTGTCTCATCGGGACGGACCCGCTGTACGGGATCTTCACGGCGAACAATCAGGACGTGCTCGACGTTGACGGAACTCGTCCAACCCTCCTAGTGAAGGACGCCGATATCACTTCACTGAGCATCGCGACGGGAACCTTAGTCAACATAACCGGGGTCGCGCTCTTCTATGTCCGCAGAATCCAACCCGACGGCACGGGGATGAGTCTGCTCGTGATGGAGGAGGTAGGCTAGATGCGGAATCTACGAACCGTGCTCGGCATCGCCGGAGCACTGCTGCTGATCTTCGTTGTTTGGCAGCTCCAGAAAAGCGAAGCGCCGGCGCCCGGCACGGAGAAGGACCTTCTAATCCTGGGGCGCGTGGGGGGAGATCCGATGGCCGACAACATCCGGATCGTGGGACCCGCTAACCCGATCAAGTGCGGGCAGATCATTTCCCTGGAGTGCACCCAGCAGATCCAGGGACAGGGCGGCATGTACGGCACCCTCTTCGTCTCGAATCACGAAAGCGGACCGTGGACATGGTGCCGCAGTGCCGGCGATCGACCCGAGATTCCCCCGCTGGGCGGCTGCCCGGGATGGATGCCGCATCTCTCGCCGAATCCGTTCCAATACACCGCGCAGGCGAGCCAGTTCGAGATCGAGGGCGTGTCGTTCTACGGACCGTGCTGGATTCGAGTTCAAACGTATTCCGACTGGCAGGGGGAAGCGGACAAGTCCACGCTCGCGCACGTCGGCCTTGCCCGTGAGATCACGACCTATTCACCGAAACTCCCGGAGACTGGGCTGCTTGATGAGTTCCTAGAGGAGTTCCTGTACGTCGATATCGGCACCCAACCCACGCAGGTGCGCATCCCCGCGATCTTCCAGGAGCCCTATCGGCAGCAGCTCGGCGTGGAGGGCAAACGTCCGCAGGTGATCGCGGAGACCGCCCTCGTGGACGAGTTCCCGCTCGGGACTTTCCTGGAGATCGACAGTCTACAGCGCGAGTTCACGATCCGCGCGAAACACCCACGCGATGACGGGACCTCAGTGCTCGTCCTGGAGGATCTCGGCTGATGCCACCTCGCACGCTTGGACTCGACGTACGTCTGGAAATCGACGACCGGGAAGTGCGCCGGATGCTGGAAGCCGGCGACAAGGTGTACGTCGGTGCGGCGTCGTGGAGTCTCAATCGTGCCTGGCAGATGCTCCGGACCCGGTGGGTACGGCTCCTCGCGCGCCGCCTCGGGATCAAACAGCAATACATTCGCCGCCGGGTCCGGCTCTATCGCGCGTCCTTCGCAAAGCTGGCCGCGGAGTTTCAGGCGTTCATTCAACCCCTGAATCCCGCGCGCTTTGGCGCGACCTGGAATCGCGGGCCCGGCGGCGGCGTTGCCTGGTACGGTCGCGATTGGCCGGGTGCGTTCATCGCGCGCGGCATGGGACACGGGCGCCCGATGGTCTTCAGGCGCCCCGGCTACCCGGGCCCGACGCCAGATAAGAAGGCGCCGCGCAAGTGGGGAGAATCGCAGACACCGATCGAGCCCCTCAAGGTGGACATTTCCGACACAGCCGGCACGGCACTAAACGTGCTCGCAAACCGCCACGCCTCGGACTTCGTGCAGCGCATATTCCCCCGCGAGCTGATCCGCAGACTCAACCGAGCCTCACGGAGATAGAACACGATGGCCGATCACGCACGCGAGCAGCTCCGCGATCACTGCCACACGCAGATCCTCAACGGCGGCACGACTGCCGGGAGCAGAGTGCACGACTCGCGTGTGTGGCCGTACGGGGACAGCGATCTCCCGGCGCTGGCCGTCTACTCCCCGGAGGATCGCACCGTGACAAGCCCAAGCCAGGCGGGGCACGTCGAGCGCGTAATGATCCTTCGCGTCGAGGGGCGCGCGAAAGCCAATTCCGCAATGGAGCACACGCTCGACGAGCTGGACAAAGAAACGCAGGAAATCCTGCTCGCGGACACGTTCCTGGGCGGGAAGTGCAAAGACATTACGCACGCGAGCACGACCATCGAACTCTCCGGCGAGCAGGACAAGCCCGTCGGGAGAATGACGGCGGACTACGAGATCACCTACCGGATCGCCCAGGCGACTCCGGACGTTCTGCTCTAACGAGTGAGGGGACGAAATGCTGCCTAAGCGAATCCATATGATCCGCCCGGTGGTGCGCGGAGACGTCTCCCTCGTCCCCGATCACGAGTACGACCCGGCAGACCTGGGCATGAGCGAGGACGAGGTGCGGACCTACGTTGTGAAAGGCTGGGCGACGGTAGAAACGACGGACGGCGGGCCAATAGAGCAGCCCCGGGCAACCGAGCCCGAGGAGGAGGGCTAGGAAATGGCCGGGACTCCCAAGTGGAAAGGGATTGCCGGGCTCGCTCGCACAGCGGATGCGAGCAGCACTGCAAGCCCCCAGGTCTACCCGATCGCTGACGACGTGGACACTCCCGGCGCGCCGGTCACGTACGAGCGCACCACCTCGCAGCAGGCGGATATCCTGCATATCACCCGGTGCGGAACGGACTATAACTGGGTGATCGACGGCATGCAGGGGAGCGCGTTCGATATCGGGTATCTCTTCTATCTGCTGCTCGGCACGGACACCTGGGCAGCCGGTCCTGCGACGCACACGCTCACGCCGGCGACGAACTCGCAGTACGCCAACCTGAAGGTGGATCGGGACGTGCAGATCGGCACGGGCGGCACAGATCACACTCAAGAGTGCGTTGGCTGCCGTGTCGGCTCGTTCACGTTCGATCAACCCATGAGGGATTACGCCAAGATCAACGCCGGCGGGCTGTTCTGCAATCTCGCGACGCCGTCGGCGAGTCTGTCTTCTCCCTCGATCTCCGTGGGCGATGATGACGAGCCCCCGGGCTGGGCGCACCTGCAGGACGGCTCGGCGTTCTTCAAGATCGAGTATGACGGGGGCGGGCTCGCGCAGGACGATGCCGTGCAGTCCTGGAAGATGGAGTACAGCCGCGAGCAGGTGTATTCCGGAATCGACGTCGGCGACTCACAGCCCGACGGCATCAACGAGGGCGGACGGGAGCTGACGTTCGAGATCACCCGGGAGTTTATCGACGATTCGGGATCCAAGGACTCGTACGACGCCTGGGAGAACGGGAAGACTGTGGGAATCGACATCAAATACATCATGGGAGCAAATTACGTGCAGATCACGATCCCGCAGGCGCACGTGGTCGGTTCGTTCGCCCAGTCCGTCGGCACGGGGGCCGAGTCGATTATGGCGACGCTCATGTGCAAGGCGTTCAAGGGGAGTAATCCCCTCATCACGGTGGTGGTCAAGGACGGATCCTCGGCCGCCTACACGTAGACCGACAGAGGAAAGGCGGGAAGCATGTTCAGATTGCACGAACCCTCGACGGCGAGGGAGGACTGCGGATACGTCGCCTATCTCGTGGACAGCACGACGGAGAAGCTCGTGGGAAAGGTGACAGATCCCGAGGCGCCGCGGCCCGAGAAGAGCGGCGCGGAGTGGCTCGGCTTCTGGTACCGCAACCTCAAGGGTCGCGATCAGCGCGCGCTCGGGAATGCAACGACGCGGCGAGATCGCAAGGGACGGGAATCCCAGCTCTACGGCGATATCATGCGCGAGACGTGTCTGCGCGCCGTCGTCTCCATCGAGAACGTGGAGAATCCAGACGGCACGCCGGCGGAGAAGATCACCGGCCCCGTGTACGATCTGCTCCCGAGCGCGGTGACAGACGACCTCTACCTCACGATCAAAGGACGTGAGAGCGAGGAGGAGCTGCTGGGGGAATAGAGCGGGCCGCGCGCTACGTGGCGGACGTCCAGCTCGCCGGCGGGGTCGTTCGGGACTGTTCGTCCTGCGGCGAGCCCGACCGATTCTGCCGGCGCTGTCCTGTCGAGCGCGGAGTGCAGCCGCGGATCACGGCCGAGATCGCGTATTACCTGCGGCTCGCGCGGCGCGCGGTCCTCTATCACGCGCTGCCAGACGTCGGCGGACTGGAGGATCAGGACGAGACGGTGATGCGGATTCTCGACGTGATCGCGGAGCAGACGAGCGCCGCGCACGAAGAGCACCGCAAAGCCCAGGAACGCAAAGAGACGCTCAAGGCGAAACTGCGCAGAGGATTCCGGAGGCTTTTGCCATAGATGGCCGACCGTACTATTCGAGCAATGCTCACACTCGACGGTTCACGCTGGCGCAAGGGACTCGCACGCGCGAACCGTGATCTCTCCGGCTTCCGGAGCCAGGCCAATCGCTCTATGCGCGGCGTAGCACTGGCCGCGGCCGGCGCGGCGGGTGCGGCTGCTGTGATCGGCTCCAGGTTCGAGCAGTCTCTCGCGAACATTGCCTCGGTATCCGTGCAGGCGCGCGGGCAGCTCGGCGCGATCGAGAAACAGGCGCGGACCCTCGGTGCGACGACTGCGTTCTCCGCAACACAAGCCTCCGACGCAATGTTCAACCTCGCGCTGGCGGGGATGGACGTAAACGAGATTATTGGCTCCTCGGAGGCCGTGCTGAAGTTCGCCGGCGCGACCCTGTCCGATATGGCGTCGGCTGCCGAACTCACCGCGATCACGATGGCAACCTTTTCCGATCAGGGCGTGAACGCCGCGCAGGTGGCGAACACGCTCGTGCGCTCCACGCAGCTCGGGCTTCTTTCATTCGAGCGCCTCGACGAGGCGCTGAAGAAGGCCGCCGGCACGTCCGGACAGTTCAATATCAAGTTCGAGGAGGCTGTCGCCGCGCTGGGGATCTTTTCCAAGGCCGGCATACTCGGGGCAGAGGCCGGCACTGCACTGCGCGGGATCATACTGGAGCTGACGGCCAACGCGGACAAGTACGCTCATATCTTGCCCAAGGGCATCATTGAAACGAAGGGCCTCGCTGGCGTTCTTGACGAAGTGAGGGAGCGCGGGATCCCTGCGGCGGAGATCATGGGACTAATGGGCAAGCGTGCCGGCCCGGCGTTTGGAGCACTCATCAAGGCCGGCTCCGGCTCGCTGCGAGAGCTGCAGGCCAACATCACGGGCACTCAGGCCGCATGGGAAGCCTACGAGATCCAGCAGAACACCGTGCGCGGTGCGTTCTTCCGTCTGCGCTCGGCACTGGAGGAGGTGGCGATCTCGGCGTTTCGAGCGGTGGACACTCAGCTCCGGGAGGGATTCGACAAGGCCGCCGGCGTCGTTGCCGCTCAGGGGCCGAGGGTGGCGGGGATCTTTGCGAGTGTTGCGGACTCGCTGGCAAAGGTGGGCGCCTGGGCCGTCGCCGGCGCGGAGTTCGTGAAAGAACACGCAACCGTAATCCGAGGAGCTGCCGAGGGAGGACTGTACTTCGCGGGCGTGCTCTACGCGGTCGCAACCGCAACGAAAGTCGCGTCCTCATGGTCGCTCTTTATGGCGTCTTCGGTGAATCGGTGGGCGGTCGCGATCGGTGTCCTGGCGGCGCTTCTCGGAGTCGCGCATGCGAAAGCCGGCTCGTGGAAGAACGTGTGGGAGGACATTCGCTACCACGCCGAGAAGGTGGTGATAACACTCCAGGGAATCGGCCGAACGATAGTCGCGGTGGGACGCTTTGCCGGCGAGGGCTTCGTGCTGCTCGTGCGCACCGTTGCCGAGTCGTTCGGCGCTGCGATTCTGATCGTGGACAAGTTTTTCGACTCCGCCGCGCGTATGGTCGCCGCTGGATGGCGCGCGATCTTCTCGCGAACTTCACTCCGTGAGGCGCTGGGCGGCGTCGTCGAGGAGTTCACCGCGGGCACGGCCGAAATGCTTGCCGGCTTCGTGGACGTCGGGGCCGAGTGGGAAGGCGTCGTCGAGCGATTCGAGGGCGGGCTCGATCGGATGGTGGCGGCGCAGGACAAGGCGATCCGGGATCTCAAGGCCAAGCGCGCCGAGCAGCTCGCGGCCCGTGAGGCCGAAGACGGAATCGAGATCGTAGTCCCCGAGGTGACGATCCCGGAGATCGAGATCCCGGAGGTGAAAATCCCGGATATCGCCGTCCCGCTCGCTGCCGAGCTGGACGAGGCCCTCGTGGTGGCGGACGAGTTCACGCGGGGAATGAAGGGAACATGGGACCGCGGGTGGGAGTCGCTGCTCGAAAAGGACATGACGGGAAAGCAGCGGCGCGAACTGATCTGGGACGAGATGCGGCGGGCCTCGTTCAAAGTCGTCGGCGACATGGTGCGCTCCGTCGTGTGGGGCGAGGCTGTGAAATGGAAGACCGTAAAGACCGGCGAGGCGATGCAAACGCAGGCCAAGATGGAGGGCACGTCCACGCGGCTCGCACTCGACGCAGCCGAGCGGCAAAGCGCGGCCACGGCCACGACCGCGAGCGTACAGGCCGCGGCCGGGAAGACATTCCAAGCGCACGCTGGGATCCCGTTCGTCGGCATCGTGATGGCAATCGGCATGATCGCAACGATGCTCGCGTTTATGAAGGCTCTCCCCAAGTTCGCGCGCGGTGGGTGGATTCCCGGAGAAGGCTCTCGGGACTCAGTGCTGGGAATGTTTACGCCGGACGAGTTCGTTGTCCCCAGGGAACCCGCGCGGCGATTCGGGCCGCTTCTGGAAGGAATACGAACAGGTGCGATCCCGGATATGTCCGCTCTCGCCGGCGCCGGGATGGGCGGGACGACGATCAACGTGGAGGTGAAAGTAGGAGAGGGCTCGCTCCTCGTGGTCGAGGATGAGGATTCCTGGACGCGCTTTGCTACCAAGCTCCACGACGTGATCGAGCGCGTCGTGAAGAAGCGGTACCGCCAGCAGTAGGAGGGAGCAATGCCGTCGGCGTTCAAGCTCTTTCCGCCGTCTGCAACGGAGGAGGGCGAGTACGGGACGAGCCCATACGGTCAGGAGGACTATGGGGGCTCAGATACCGGATACAAGTACGTCCTGCCGGACAACGAGATCCCCGGCGACGATCCCACACGCGACGATCACCGCATCGTCGGCGAGGTGGAGCATCGCCGTGCGGGAATCCTGCTCGGGGCCCGCAAGTTCGCAAGCAAGCGCCTGTGGGTGTTTCACTTCGGCGATCTCGGGGACTCAGACGTGGACTCGCTCGTGCAGTTTTGGGATGCGCGCCGGTTCAAGTTTATGCCGGACGCTTACGCCGAGGAGACGTACTACACGGTCCATTGGATCCAAAAGGAGTTCCACCCGGTCCCGCAGCGGGGAACGCGGTACGCGGTGGAGTTCACAATTGAGGAGGTGTAACTCGTGAGCACCTATACCGACCACCTCCACCTCGCCAAGCCGGCGCAGGGGGACACCGACTGGGCAACGGAAATCAACGTCAACCGCGACTGTATCGACCATATCCTGGCGAGTCACTACACGTATTACGTCGCCTCGACATTCACCCAGGCGAACCTGTTCACGCAGGGGCTTCCCACCGGGAACGAGCGCCGGCACTTTGACACGATCCAGGGAGCCGTAGACGAGGCGGAGGCGAAGGACTGGGGCAATTTCGGATACGCGATCCTCATCGCACCGGGTACCTACAACGAGAAGGTAACAGTCAAAAAGCCCGTATCCCTTGTCAATGCGGCGATGACGTCGCGTGCGTTCTTCCTACCCGCGTCCGTGAAGATCCGCGGCAACGGAAACGCCGAGCCCGTGATCCTGGCCGAGCCACAGAACTCGGAATACATCCGGCTGGGGCTGTTCGGCCTGCAGATCGACAATCGCTACAGCACGAACAACGCAACTGAGATCACGGAACCGTACGCGCTCTGGCTTGCCGATCAGGCCGGGGCGGGGAACTATGGCGCGCAGGCGAACACCTGCACCATTCAGGGCTGTTGCCTCCGCATGCAGCCGTGGGGTGAACATAATAAGTGGCTCTGCGGAGTCCGGATTCGCGGGTGGTGGCAGTGCAACGTGTTCGACACACAAGTGATCGGACTCACGTATGCCGGCGGGCACGATGACGGATATATCCGGCGTCTGTGGGATATCTACGGCGACGTGACGGAACCGAAAACCTCCGTGCTGAATCAGTTCTATTGCCAGAACGGCCTGAAAATCCCGGGGTCCGGTTCTCCACCGAGTCAATACACGTACGCGCTGCTCGGCCGCGCGACGGTTGCGCTGACGTTTACCTCGGTCGAGCAGACGTCCGCCCTCTCGTGGACGACGTCGGGATCCAACAATACCCGGTGCGGATTCGCGGACACTTCGCCCGATGATCTCGACTGGCGCAACTCGTTCTCGAATTGGCTGATCAGCCTGTAGGAGGAAACGACTATGGCGGAAGTGCTGAACGTACGCCGGAAGATGGTGCCGCCGCACTCCACGGGCCCGGAGTGGTATCAGGGAATGGGAACGCCCGAGAACACGAATACAATCGAGTTTCTCGTCGATCTGCACGAAGACGGCTCGGTCCAGGTCTGGCTGGAAGCCCACGAGTCCGATCATACGGGTATCATCGCGGAGTGGAACACGGGCAGCGCGACCACCCTGATCGAGGCCGCGATGGTATCCGAGATCCAGTCGTATAGCCAGACGGATCACCTCAGTGCCACGCAGAGGACGAAGCTACCGGGTAAAAAGGTGACCTGGCCGGCACCATAGGAGGCGCCGATGCCGCCGTCTGCTGCGTGGATCGCCGAAGCAAATGACCCCTACGGCGAGGCTCTCACCGTACAGATCCGCATGCGTGCGGACACTGACGGCGGTAGCAATCAGCTTGTCGTGTTGTCCGACTTGGAGAACGTCAAGAGTCTTTCTCCCCTGATCCGCAAGCGCGAGCGCGAGCACGGCGTTGTCGAGGGGATGGAGTGGACGGTCGCGTTTACCCATGATGATCTGACGTTCAACCCGAACTCCCCGAACTGGTTCGAGACTGGCTCCTCGATTCTATTCAAGTGGGCGGAGGTGCGCCTCGGTTTCGTCGGCATCGACGAATGGGCAACGTTCGCCTCCGGCAGAGTCGAGAAGTCGCGCGTCGGTAGCGATGGACTCGTGCGCCTTAGTGTGCGCGATCCGATCATGGACATGCTGACCGGCAAGATTCCGCGCGACATGGCGTGGACGACTACCGGGTGGGTGTCGCAGGTGAAGAACGCCAGCGTGGCGCCCGGGTCCTCGTCCTACAACAACAATTATCCGCCGTCGCTCGTGGGTGGAAACGAATCCTCGCTCGGCAATTTCACCTACGAGATCCGCTTCACTGGCTCGACGACGTTCGACATAATCCACGTTGACGAGCCCGCCTACAATCAGACCGGACTCTCCACCGGCTCGAACCAATATATCAAGCGGCTCGGTGTGACCAACATAGTGATGATCCCCTCCACCGGCTGGGCGGGCGGGACTTTCGCCAACGGGGACAAGTTCCGCCTGTATACGTCGCAGAAGTACACGACCGCACAGCTCAATCCGATCACGGTGCTGAAGCAGCTAATCAGTCTCGCGATCGGTACTGTTCGCGACGTCGGCTCCGGCACGCCGCAACTCGCCTATGATGACGGAGCGATCTCGACCTGGAGTACGGTGGAGGGACGATTCTCGACGCAGCGGATCGAGGGCGTGTTCGAGATCGACACCGAGTTCATGGAAATGATCGAGGGGATCCTCAAGGGCGTGAATTGTACGCTGTTCCCGCTCGGCAATGGCCGCATCGGAATCTATCACTTCCACCCGGACGACGCCGGAACCGGGGGAGCAGTGATAACTGGCAACCCGAACTCGTTGCTGACGGTCTCGGTACTGAACGCAGAGCGAGAAGAGGACAAGTCGATGCACGCGACCCGCGTGACGTTCAAGTATTACTCGCTCGACGGCACGCCGGCGGAATATGAGGTGCGCGACGATTCGAGCCCGTTCACCGACTCGATCGACCTCCCGGTTGAGCTGGAGTCGCCGTGGCGCTGGACACCATCGCAGATCGAGAACGTCACACAACAAGCCCTCAACCGTCGCAAAGACTACGTGAGGCGCTATCGTGTGCGGGGCACGCTCTACGAATTGGCCGCACTCGATCTGTCCGAGCTGCTGATAGTCAAAGAGCCCGAACTATCGGAGTCGCTCGTCAAGGTACAGGTGGCGCAGGTCGCACTGGACGCGATGGAGAACGTCGTGGAGATGGTCGCGTGGGCCGACCCGGTCGTGCTCGCAGACTTCGCGAGGATCAACGTCTCGTACGTGGACTCTTCGGATCAAATCCTGTAGGAGAGCGCCGTGTCCGTTACTGCCGAATGGATTCCGCTGGATCCCTGGGCAGATCAGGAAGTGATGACGGAGCAGAAGCTCGACGCGCAGCAAGGAAATGCGGACTTCAACCGCGAACTGCTGCGGCACCGCATCATTGCCTCCTCGATCGGCGTCTCCGCGGGATACTACACGAACGCCGGCTCGGTGACCTGGGGAGGGACCTCGGAGTTTCGACTCAAGTTCACACGCACGACGGAGACAACGCTCGTCACGAACGCAATCACGATGAATTTTACCGTGCCCACGCTCCATATCCCGAGCTGGACGCGGCTCGCAATCGTCAACGCTGCGTGGACTCCCGCCCCACCGACTGGACAGGGGACGCTGACGGTGACACCGCAGCTTCAGCAGACGCCGGGCAGCGGATGGCTCGACGGTTCCCCGGTGCTCGCCAAGTTCCCGTTGATGAATGCGACGACGGAGGCCGACTACTTCTGTGCGTGGGCGCACGTGTTCGTGCTCGCCAATTACGCAGGCTTCCACACCTACTCGCAGTATGATGTTACCGTGGTCTATAAGGATCTCGTGGTGATCGCGGGCCGCGTCGATCAAACGTTCCCGTTCGATCCGTAGGAGGACCGAGCCGTGCCGTATGTTGACGTCGAGTGGAGTTCGGGCGACACGCCGCAGGAGACGAAGCTCGACAATATGTACGCCAACCTTGCCTATCTGCGCGCAGAGCTGGACTACCGCCAGGTTGCGAGCGCGGGATGGAGTTTCGGTGTCGTCGGATATCGGCCCGGGAACTCGTCCTCGTGGGAGTGGAGGATCAAGCTCTCGCTCGGCTCGGCGACGAGCACCGCGCGTAACTTCAACTCGACCGAGTACACGATCGACGGGTTCACCTCGATAGACATCTCCGCGCTGCTCGACGGATACGTCCACGTGTTCGATATCTACGTCGAGGCGCGCGAGTCGGGCGGGAGCTGGAGTACCCTCGGCACGGCCGGCAAGGTCTATTTCCTGAAGACTCCGGATGTTGACCGGCTCTCGCTCTCCGGACATGCGATGGGAGTTCCCAACACCACGTGGACCGCCAGCGCCAGCTCCTATTGCGTCGTCTACGTCCACGACCTGCAAGTTGCCGGATACCGCAACACGGGGGACTCCACGTGGGTGGTCGTCGATTTCGTCGGCAGTCCCACGCCGGAGCTAGTCTCTGACACCGATATGAATGGAATGCTGACCGACGCCGACATTGTGCGCGAGAGAATCAACGCGCGCGCGATCGGGTCCTTTCCGCTCTTCTCGACCGGCTCACTCGTCACGCAGACGACAGATGATAACAAGCTATTCCGGCTCGTCATCCGCGTGGACGGTGTCGAGGGCGCGACTGCGACGTTCACGAAACCCGATGGCTGGGTGACGCGCGAGGTGATGAATCTCGACGTGAGCACCCTCCCTGACTGGACGCTGTCCAAGGTCACGGTAATGCCACAATATGATCTGCTAGGGACTTGGTACGATTCCGGCGACGGGGCGCTGGCCGAGGTGGTGTTCTGGAACACGCCCGACGTCAACTACGTGACACTGCGCGGGGAGTTCCGCGTGAGATCGGGACAGTCGCCCGGGCTGATCTACTGGAGCACGTATCGCTCCCTCGAAACGATGGGTTTCGGGCTCTTTGCAACGCGGGCGACGATCACGTAGGGGAGGACTGAGCAATGGCATCGCGAAGCCTGGAGGACCTGCACCCTTACGCGCGGGGCTCGGTGGCGGAATGGCTGGAGGCGTGGGAGGAGGAGCAGCCGGGGATCGAGCTACTCATCACTTGCACGTATCGCAGCCCCGAGGAGCAGGCGTGCCTATATCGGCGCAACCGGACCCGCTCACAAATCGCCTGGGCGGTTCGCCGACTCCGAGCCCAGCGGCTCCACCATCTCGCCGAGATCCTGGAGAACGCACCGCCGCAGCCCGGACCCCCGCCCCGCAAGCCAGTGACGAAGGCCGTGCCCGGCACGAGTTTCCATCAACGCTTCAGGGTCGGCGGCGAGGAGGGTGCGCTGGCTGTAGACTTCGTCCCGATCGTAGACGGCAAGGCCGCGTGGGAGCGGGCCGATCTGATCGAGAAGGCGGGGCTGCTCGGCGAGGCGTGCCGGATGACGTGGAGTGGACGCTGGGGCTGGGAGACCGTCCACCTGCAGTACGATGACGGGGGCCAATGGACCGGCTGGGAGCTGCTGAAGGAATCGCAAAACTTCTAGCGGCGGGAGAGAGGGGCGGGTAAGATGACGGGGCTTGAGCTGGCCGCAGGGGTGGCGATTTCGGGGGCTCTCGGGGCGCTCTCCAAGCACAAGACCAAGCTCCCACACAAGGCAACGGGCACGACGCAGAACGTGGTGGTCGGACAGGCTGCGGCGGCTCTCCTGGGGGGATCTCCGGAGGATGGGCTCAAGATCGCCATAATCACGGAGGCCGCCCTGAATGCTGGCAAGAGCGTCTTTCACGGAGGGCGCACTGTATTCCACGGGGCACGCACTCTGTTAGGACTGATCCGGAGGCTGAGATGAAAGCAAAGGTGTTTCTCTCCCTGTCCGTCGTGGACATGGTGAAGCAGCTCGACGTATGGGCTGACGCGATCGTTCCCGGGTCGGGGGAGGCCGCCGACGGCGCGGATCCGGCCGTCCTGGCTGATTTCGACGAGTTCGTCACCGACTTCACCGACAAGGTGCTGCTGCCCTTCCCGGAGGGTTCCACGCTGGAGAGCCTGTCCGACATGGTTCTGAACGTCGGCGGCCCCACCGTGCTCCCGATGCTACGCCTGAATGCGCTGGAGAAAGTGCGGCTCGTCACGAACTGGGCGCCGCTGGCGGGGTTCGCGGCGTCTCTGCCCGACTAGAGGACGAATTGCGGGGTAGAGCAGTGGCAGCTCGACAGGCTCATATCCTGTAGGTCGCGGGTTCGAGTCCCGCCCCCGCTACCAAGGCCGCCGGCGCCCGGGGAGCCCAACCCGGCGGCGAGGCGTACGGCCCGGACTCCGCGAACTGGGCGCGGAGATCCGGGCCGGCGCTCTATTCGGGCCCCTCGTGAATGCTGAGGGCGGGCCAGGACGCGATCGGGCCCCGGCAGGTCTCATTCCACCGGGGCCCTGGCGATCGGCGCTCCTGGAGCCTCTCAGGCGTCCGGCTCCGGATACAGTGCCTCAAAGAGTCTCAGGGCGCGCTCGGCTGCTTCCAAGTCCCCGGCATCCCAGCGCGACGGGCACTGATAAGCCGGGCATGCCTCCCCCACCTCACAGAAGGACGTCCCGTCGGTGTCCACCACGATCTCCACGCACTCGTATCCGCTTTCCATCGGATACGGGCACTGACTGTGCGCGCAGGTTCCGTTCCGTTGCCGGCGTTCGCAGGCCATTGTCCACCCCCTACCGTGCGTGACCGCCAGGAATGGCGGACCGGGGCTCGTGTTCGAGCGTGGGGACGTACACCTCGCCTTGATTGCGGACCCAGGCGGCGGTCGCCGGCGAGATTCGCGGCGGCGACCGCAGGGGTCCAGGCTCGACGTCCACGAAGGCGAAGCGGGCGGGCTGCCCGCGCGGGGTTTCGGCGATCACGAGCGCGCGATTGCGCCCCGTGCGCACCGCGACGATCCGTCCGCGGCGCCGGCGTCGGCGTGCCCGGTTCATTCCCCACCCCCCTCCAGCTCGCGCTCTAACTCCCGCGCCTCGCGGCGCAAAGTCGATGCCGCGATCCGACAGGCCGCGCCGGCGTGCAGAGCGTGATACTTCGTTACCGCTAAATCAATCGTTCCCGGCCGATATGCCGAACAATAGGAGGCGTCCTCGTCCAGACGTCGAGCACGACGCCTCAGCTCTTTGATCTCCCGCTCCTCGGGTGTCTCTACGTGAGTCGTTTCTGCGACAACGTGATAATAGACCGAGTCCCCCATCTGGTAAGACTCGACATGGTGGCTGATACGCTCTTCTCCCGTCACCGGCTCAACATCCGACGTGCAGAGGAGCCCGACGGCCAGCACAAAGAGAACGAACGCCAGCGCGAGGAGCCTGGAGAGATTCAGGCGGACCTGCGCGATCACGACCTGCGTCAGATTGTCGAGGGAAGCGCGCAGCTCTTCCATTGCCTCCTCCGTCGTCGGAGGACGACGTCTAGGGATTCGATTCATTTCGACACCTCGCGAGCGAGACTCCAGAAGAGTGCGAAACCGAGCGCGCCGCAGATCAGGAGCCAGGCCAGAGCGGCGCGCCAGGAGACGCGAAGCGGGGCGATGTTCGCGCGTCGCCGATCACTCCAGCAGACGCGGTACCCGTGATGATTGAAACGCGAGCCCTTCATTATCGCACCCTCTCCTCCTCGCGGCGCTGGATCGCGTCCACGATCGAGCTACGAATGAATGCCCACGCCATAGGAAACGCGAGCTTGTTCACGTCCTCGGGGTGCTCGTAATTCGCCCCCTTGTAAGCGAGATCCTCCCACACTTCCAGGACTTCGCCCTCGTCCGAGCAGAGCTGCAGTCTCATCGCTTCCCCCCATGTTTGGCGTAGAATTGCGCGAGGCGCTGCTCCTCGCGCAGTCCCCAGTGGTGCCGGCAGACGGGAACTGCGCTCCAGCCCCGCCGCAGCTTGAACGAGTGAAAGACCATCTCGGCCGGTTTCCTGCAGTCCACGCACAGCTCGCTCGGCTCCAACTTGCGCTTTTCGGTGAATGTTGGCGGTACCACGTCAACGAACCGATAGCGCCCGGGCCCGTACTGCAGCTCCTCCCAGTCCGCCCAGGTGTAGAATCTCTCGCCGTTCCTGCGCTCGATCCGCACGCGGCGATCGCGTGAGCGAATAGAAACGACCCGACCGGACACTCGTCTCGTGTCGAGCGAGACGAGGTACTGGCCGGGCCGCGGACGTCGAGCGACGAACTCGGAACCCATAACGACCTCCTGTTCCCGGGGGCGGCTCCTCTCCTGTATCGGCCCCCGCCACCCCGGACTTTAGTCAACCCGGTCAACCCGGTCAACCGAAAAAGAGCTTGCCGGCCCGGGCCCGAATCGAGTAAGGTTCGCCCATTCCAGAGCCAGGAGGCGACAATGGACGGCGGAAGCCAGCGTCCGGCAAGGGCGCCTCTGGAGGTGATCGCGGGCGTGTGGGCGGCCTGGGGTAGGCTGCCCGATGGATTTCGCTTCTGTGCCCGTACGGTCGCCCGAGAAGCAGAGCGCGCCGGCGACTACCCGGCCGCCTGCTGGATCAAGTGCCACCCCGGGGAGTATGCGCGCGGCGTGCTCTTCGGATTCCTAGACGGGCCAACGCCCGACGAAGAGAGCCACAGGCTCTAAGACGGCGAGGAAACGAAAATGAGAGAGGTACAGCAGGATTCGACGGAGGCGGCAGAAAACCAGCTCAACAGTGAACACGAAGGGCAAGGATTCGAGGAAGGGATCGAACGAATCACCATCACCCCCCCTAATGTTGGCTATCTTCTGGTCAGTATGAAGGGGGTGGAGGCGTACGTCCAGCAGCGCATGACGGCGAGAGCGCAGCGTGCTATGCGTAAGAAGATGGAGCTGGGCGATCAGGCGCGAAAGAACATCAAGCGCGAGCCCAGGAGATTCGCGGGCGAGTTCGCCGAGGCTATGTATCGAGGACCGAAGGGCGAGCGAGGGATTCCCACCAACGCGCTGCGGGATGCTGCGATCAGTGCGTGTAAGGTCAAGGGCTTCGCGATGACCCGTGCCAAGCTCTCGATTCAGGTGGTTCCCGATTTCTATGACGAACTCACCGCCACCCCACTCGTGAAGATCAACGGGCGTCCCAAGCGGATCGAGTCGGTGGTGCGGAACTCGGGACGCGCACGCCCGCCGGACATCCGAACTCGTGCTATGTGGGCTCCGGGTTAGACCGCAAAAGCACTCATCAAGTTCAACCTGGATCAGTTCTCGCATTCGGACATCGCCAATCTGTACGCGGTAGCTGGCGAGTGGGTAGGGATCGGAGAAGGACGCCCGGACAGCACGAACTCCGCGGGTATGGGTTGGGGACTCTTTCAGATTGTCGAGGAGAAAACTGTCGATGCCACGAAAACTCACAGAATCAGAGGGCGCTGAAGTCACGAAGCTGCTGCAAGGAAGAGAACCGGACGCCATAACTCCGGAGGAACTCGTCCGCGCGGCCAAACACAAACGCTCTCCCCTTCATCGTCTTTTCACGTGGGACGATGCCGAGGCCGGACATACGCTGCGAATGCACGAAGCTCGCCACGTGATGGAAGCCTATAAGGTCTTCATGCACACGGGTACTCATCGCTCGTCCCCTGAAGTCTTGCGGGTGGTCGCCGGCGCGGTATCCTGCGGCGAGGGATACCGGCTCACCATGTCAGTAATGAGCGACAAGCAGTCTGCTCGTCAGCAGATCGCGGTGGAGTGGGCACGGTTGCGAGGATACATCGACCGCGTGGCGGGACTGGCGTCTGTTGCCTCCGAGTTCGCGACACACGGACGGTGGCTGGAAGAGATCATCAAAGAGGGTGACGCGCGATTCCTACGGACAAAGGCTGCGAGGAAGCGAAGGAAAAGGGCATAACTCGGGGCGCGGCAAGGCGGCGCAAGCCTCGGTGTGGCGTGGCTGGGCACGGCTGGCGATTCGAGGCTAGGCGCGCCGCGGGATGGCGCGGCGAGGCTCGGCTGGCAATCGTTGAACCTGGCGGGGCGGGGCAAGGCTTGGCGGGGCGGGGCGTGGCACGGCAGGCAAAGAACGGCACGGACTGGCGCGGTGAGGTGTGGCATGGCTGGGAATGGCGCGGCTGACGCGGCGTGGCGCGGTTAGGACCGGCCGGGCGTGGCTCGGCACGGCGTGGCGAGTCCAGGCGTGGCGAGGCTGGCATCCCGGCTTGACACGGTCAACCGGGTTGACCTAGTGTCATCGGTGCCGGAGATACCGGCGCTGAGTCCCGTGGATACGGAGCGGAGCCCGCTACCGGCTGAGCGACGGCCTCACCTAACATGCGGGCTCCGCATCCGTCCCGATGGAGGGAAGATGCCGAGGGTAGGGAAGACGTTCAAGATCGACCGGGAGATCGTGGAGCGGTTCGAGAACGCCGTGGAGGCGTGCTCGGGTCCTCCGTGGTGCCTCGACGAGGCGACCGCGGTGGAGCGCCTGCTGCGTCGGGGGACGACGCAGATGGAGCGCGACTACAACGACGGCGAGCCGTTCCCGGCATCCCGGAGATTGCGCACGAAACGACGCGAGCAGAAGAAACGACTGCGCGAACGCCAGCAGCGGCAACAACCTAGACGTAGACGGGCGGCGTAGATGGGACCCGAGGGGGAAGGCGCCCGGCTCCCCTCGGCGGACGGCGGACGGGTGCGAGGAGCGAGCCGTGGCGGCGACGGACGGGGCCCTGGAAGGCGGGGCAAACCGACGCGAGGTGCCGATCGGGGCCCTGCGCGTCTTTCCATTTTGGCTCGGGCAAGCGGCCGTAGAGGGGCGCGTCTCTGCCCGGGCCGTGCTGTTGTGGAGTGAGATCGCGAGCGTGGTCAGACATGGTCGGCGGGGGCGCTGCGATGCAAGCCTGCGCTACCTCGCCTCGCGGCTGCCGCCGGGACGTTCGGTCCGCGGCGATATGCAGCCCGTGAGCGAGCGCACGGTGGAGCGCATGGTGGAGCAGCTCGTCACCGCGCGCGCGCTGACGGTGGAGAAACGCTTGGGAAAGCCGAGCCTTTACTTCCCACACCTTGAGCCCCTCCCCGATCAGGCTGGGCTCCCGTTGTTCGGGGAGGAGGCCGGGCTGGACGGGGAGGGACCTGCACTCCCCGGGGATGCCGCCGCACCCCCACCGCCCGTTCCCTCTTCTGGCGCTCCGGGGTCGGAGAGTGACAAGTCCGACCCGCTCGGCGGAGAGACCGTCGAGCCAGGGGACCCGGGGACTTTGCCCTCGTCGCACCCGGCCCCGGACGCCGACACTTTGAGTGATTCATCGGAGCCTCGCGATAGACCCCCGACAAACTCGTCCGACACGGGTGTCGGGGGACCCCCGACAAAGTCGTCCGACATGGGTGTCGGGCAAAACATAGATAAACAGAAGACTCAAACATTGGCGCAGCGCACCCCCGACAAGTCGGGAGAGACACTGTCCACTATAAAGGACATTCTGGCGAAAGCTGAGGCCGGCGAGCATGACGCCGCGGCCGAGGCATTCGACGCGCTGCTGAAAGGTACGGGCCGGGTCGTCCCTTTGGCGGGGGCGCCGCAGCAGGAGCATGCCCAGGGGGGTAGCGCCACCAAGGCGGGGGCCGGAAGACCGGCTCCATCGTGGGTGGGCATAATCGACTCCGTGCTCACGGACGTCCCCGCCTCCGTCCCGGATGATGAGATTGCACGCTGGGCGATCGCCGAGCTGCTCAATCGCGCGCCAGAGCGCGAGGAGATCAAGCGCCTACTGCGTTCGTTCTTCGTGTGGGACGAGCGCGACTATCGGCTGGAGGAGTTGTCTGCGCACTGCGTCGTCACCGTGTACCGACGCCTGGCGACCGCGTGGGTGATCGAGAGGTGTAAGCGCGACCGGGTCGTGCTTGCAGATCGGGAGCGATACTTCCGTGCTGCACTGAACGGAGCGACGAGCGACGTGCAGAGTGATCTGCGCCAAGGGATCGAGAAACTCCTCGATCGCCGGCGAGAAGAGAGGGCGGCATGATCGACGATCGCGACATGAGTGAAACGAAGAGCACGAAAGGGGAGAGAAACGTGGCCGGACCGATCAAGGTGACCGTTGATACTACGGAGGCAATAGCGCGCCTGAAGGCGCTGCTCCGCCTCGCCAAAGAGACCGACGCTCTGCTCACTAACCTGGGCGAGCGGGCCCGTGTGTGTGGCGAGGACTTCGCAAGGCCCGGGAATGAATTGGCGAAGCTGGACGAGCGAAAACAAGAGGAGCACGACGGTGAGTCTGGCGGATAAGTACCGCAAGCGAATGAACATTTTCGTGCAGCGTGTGATTGCCGACAATCTCGCAATGCCGGTGGAGCGAATGGTGGTCGAGACTACGCGCTACCTTCAAGAACGCACACGCGAGAGCATGGTAGAGGCGCTCGCGCTGGCGAAAGGAAACAAAGCGGCAGCGTGGGATGTCGTTTTCCAAAACACGACGCGAGCGATTAGAGGCTCGCAGACGATCCTGGAAGCGATCGACGACGCAACGCTCCAAGCACTGGCGGCGGAGAAGCTGAAGCGCCAGGGAGGACCCTCAACGAACTGAAGCGCGAAAGGCCGGATATGCCGCGACACTCGAAACCCGGAGCCGAGTATCCGAAGGACTGGCCGGCGATCGCCGAGGCCGTGAAACGCAAGCACGGATACAAGTGCGAGCGATGCGGCCACCCGAACGAGCCCGGACACGTTCTGACGGTCCACCATCTCGACATGGACCCGTCGAACTGCGCAGATTGGAATCTCGCCGCGCTCTGCCAACAGTGCCACCTACATATCCAGGCCAAGCTCGATCTGGATCAGGGATGGCTGTTCCCGCTAATCCATTCGGCGTGGTTCGTGCCACACCTGAGAGGCTTCCAGCAATATGTCCTGGGGGAGATAGAATCGTGACGGCGCAGACGTCGCCAGAGTTCGTGCGTCCCGATGAGCGACCCTCGATCGAGGATATGTTCCAGGACTTCCACGAGGGAAACCCGCGAATCTACGTCGAACTCGTCACGCTCGCGAGACGCTGGAAGGCGGTGGGGCACCGCGCCTGCGGCATCGGAATGCTGTTCGAGGTGCTGCGCTGGCGCAAGGGGCTCCTGACGACAGACGCGAACTCGCCCGAGTTCAGGTTGAACAACAACTATCGCAGCCGCTACGCGCGCCTCATCATGCGGCGCGAGGCCGACCTGGAGGGCATATTCGAGACGAGGAGCCTGCACCGTGAGTGAGAAGAAGAACCAGGGATGGGGTGGGATCAAGCTGGTGCTTTCGCTCCTCGTGCTTGCCGTACTTATTGGGTGGCTCGTCGCGCAGCTCAACCGCTGGGTGGGGGTGTGGGCACCGTGAGCGATCCTCGCACGGATTGACGCAGTGCCGCTCGTCGAGTTTGAGGAAGGGGGAGAGAATGAGTCCGAAACTGGGACGTGAAGTGCGCGGGTTCGCAGTGGGGCTCGCGATCGTGGGGATTCTGCTCTCGTGGGCTTTACTGATCGGTGGCGGCTGCGGACCGAAGCCCGGCACGCCGGAGGGCGATCTTGCCGCGGGCAAGGCGTTCCGCGAGCGAGGCATCGGACCCGGCTTCGTGAAGGATCCGGCCGGGATGCGGATTCACGATATCGACCCCGAGCTTGACCTCACGTACTTCGGCGCGTTCGGCGGTCCCTCGGACCTCGATTTTGGCGACGGGGCGAAAGAATACTACGCCTACGGCGACAACAGCCGGGGCTCGCTCTTCTGCACTGGGCATCGCGTCTACATGGGGCAGCCCGGATTCCCCGAGCAGCTCTACGAGATCACCATTCCACGCCCGGTGATCGCCAATTCCTACGGGGCGCTCTATCGCGGCTCCGTTTTACAGGGCGGCAGCCCCTACCGCGGCGAGATGAAACTGAAGGACGTGGAGATATGGTGGCGTGGGGGCGCGCAGCGCCTCCACGGGCAAGTCGGCAAACACTACGAGTACACGGACGGCCCGCGGCACTTCGCGTTTCGACTCAACCTCGCGAATCCGCAAACCGTGGGCCCGTGGAATCTCACGCCGAACGCGATCGAGACCAACGGCTACCTCTTCCAACTCCCGGAATGGTTCGCGTATCGCTGGACGGAGGGGCGCCGCCTAGTGTGCGGGCGGCACCGAGATGGACAGGGACCGAGTGGGCCGACGCTTTACGCCTACAATCCCTACAACACTGCTGGGGAGCTTGTGGAGTCCGGCGCGATGCTCTCCGTGACGACGCTCCTGCGTTACGATGATCTGGCGTGCTGGGAGAACCCCTCGGATAATTGCATCATAGATCACTGTCCGGAGGACGCCTACACGGGCGCGGCGTTTATCGAGGACGGTCCGCGGCGCGCCGTCGTGTTCGCGCGTCGCAAGGCGTTTGATGCGGATGGGGATGGGACGGCGCGCTGCTGGTACGGATACCCGAACGGGCAAACTTGCCCGCCCGTGTGCGAGTGCTCGAATTGTGGCGGGAATCGAGGCTTTCAAGCTGAGGCGCTGCGTGCGGAGCTGGCATTCTTCCGCGCGCGGGATCTTGGGCTCGTAGCCGCGGGACTTATGGAACCTTGGGAACCCCAACCGTACGCGGTGCTCGACCTGACGTCCTATCTGATCGGTAGCGGGCCGAATCTCGGTGGGGTGGCATACTGCCCCAAAACGGAAGTCCCGCCCGATGATCCTCACTCGGGGTGGCTCTTCGTCACCGAGCTGTATGACGATGGCGTGACGGAGCGTCCGGTGTTTCACGTTTTCAAGGTGGGGCGATGAAGCCTCATCCGCATATGCCGCCAGACTCCGAGATCCTCGTGGAGCGCCTGATCCAGGGCTTTGAGAATCAGCTATGGGCCGAGGACCGTTGCATCCTCGATCCAGAGAGCCGTGAGACACTACGCCAGGCGATCCAGAAGCTCGTGTTGCACAAGATCCCCGAGGTGTCTCCGGAGGAGCTTGCGGTGCTCCGGCATTACTCACTCGATCAGAAGAGGTGACAGGATGAAGAACAAGAGAGTCTTACACACGATCTGCGTGGTGGTCGCGCTGGAGCTGCTTGCGAGCGTCGTTGCCGTGGGCTTCTCCCTGGACTCCGCGTGCGCTGCGTCAACCGTGAAGAAGAGCGCCCCGGCTCCTGTAGCACCGCCCGCCCGAGAGGCGTCCGATCCAGCCGATGATGAGCGCGACTGGTGCAGGACGGGCTGGCTGTATGGGGGCGGGTGGTTTTGGTGGATGAATGGGTGGTGGAGTGGGATTGTGCGGACGCTGGCGTCGGGGATCGCTCCGCCACAACCGTGACGGGTTGGAGGGGGGAGAGCGGGGTTGCGCGCTATGTCCTACAGGGGGGCCCGCATGCCGGCTTCCGGGGGACGTGCCCGTCCTCGACTCCCTGGCAAGTCATCATACGCCCGCACCCCGCTGCCCTCTCCAAGGTGCTAAGGTACGAGCGCCGGCACGACCTCAAGATCGGCGGACGTCTGATCTTTGAGTTCACCGGAATGCTAGATCGTGAGAGCTACAATGTCGGAATCCGAGATGCAGAAAGAGAGCCCCCGGTCCTTTGGGTCGAGGACTAAGACCCCCGGGAGGCCGGTCTCACGTAACGAGGGAGTGGTGCGGAAGATCCTGGCGAGGACGCCGGCGGAGAGGACTGTCCCTATTGAGCTGGCGATCCAATACGCCCGGATCTTGGATCGGATCGAGTGGCAGCTCGTGAGAGTCCACGGCAAGATCGAGCCGGGGGTGGTAGAGCGAGAGGTGGGACCGCCCTCGGTCCGCTACGCTGAGCGGATCCTGGAGCTGCTGGCACCAAGGCTGACGGCAGATCGCGCGACGCTGGCTGCGGTGTCGAGGGTGATCGACGACGCGAGATCGACACGACCCCCGACGGTGGGAGCCGTACCTTGAACCTGGGTCGGTCGAACGCCCGCAGCGGGACCGGCCCGGTGCGACTGGGGGACCCGAGTCCTCGCCTCGGGTCCTTCCAGCGCATGCCGCACGCGGGTCAGCGCGGCGCGAAATACCGCTAGACTCTTGCACTTACGGTGGGTGGCACGACACAACGGCGGACCGACTGCCGGATTGGCAGTCGAGAAAGGAGGACGGTGGGATGGACGGAACGACGCAGGAACGCCCGCGGATGGTCGCGAAACAGTCCGGCGAGCTGGAGACGGCGGTGCGAGTGCTGGGTGAGCGGATCGAGGAGCTGCGGGTGAACCTAACGCCGGTCTGCCGAGAGCGCGGGCCGGAGGTGGCTCCTGACAATCCTCAACCGGAGCCCCCGATGTCGCAGCACGCAATCGAATTGCGGAATCGATGCTGCGAGATCCAGTGTCAAACGGCGATCGTGGCCGACACTCTCGATCGGCTGGATCTGTAGTCGTGCTCTGGCGTCTGCAAAGATGGTGGGACCGGCGCGGAGGACCTCATGCCTCACTGAGGCGTGAGCTGGCGAGGTGGGGGATTGACGTCTCCCACCTCACCGATGCGGAACTGGAGGAGCGTGTCGTCAATATGGCGCGGGTCGTGAGCCAGACCGGCGTGACAGCCGAAGAGGCAGCCCAGGCGTTGCGAGCCCTCGCGACGGCCGGTCCTGACCTAATGCTGACTAACACCTCCGGAACGTGACCGAGGGGATG